ATGCATACGATTTTGCAGCGGATCAGCCGGCATCTGGAGGCGACCGGCACGCCGGAAACGCTGTTCGGCCGGCGCGCGGCGGGCGATCCGCGACTGGTGGGCGATTTGCGCAACGGGCGGCAGCCGCGCCCGCCGCTGCTCGCCAAGATCGAGGCCTATATCGACGCGCAGGAGCAACGGCATTGATGTGGATGGACATTAATGGTTGTGGTCGTGGGGCGGCGGGATTGGGCGGGATCGATTGGGATTCGATGGGATGAAACCGGCGGAAAACCGTCGTTCAACACCGTTAAAGGGGCGTTGGCAGGGTTTTTGTCCACTTCGCAGATCGATTTCGCAGTTCGGTGTCGTTTCCCGCGAACGAATCGGCGGAAACGCGTTCGTTGTCCCCCCTATCTCGCAGATCGTCGTCGGACGTTCTCGGGCAACTGCGAGACGCCGCGTCGTTGGACAAAAATAGATGAAATGGAGCGGCCCGACGGGGTCGCACCGTCCTCGCACGCGGGGGAACCGCGCTCGTCCGCTGGACGGGCCGCGCTCGGCTCATGAATCTCGTCAGTGCCCGTTGCAAGCGGGGGGGAGCGAATTGGCCGCAGATGCGTACGTTGATTTCGTTATCCGGAAGGTAGAAAAATGGCTGATAACCCGAAACGACCGCTTTCGAGCGACCACCCCTTGTACGCGACCACGGCCGTAGGCGTTCTGATCGGCGTCCTCGTCGAGAAGGGCGTTCTGAAAGTGAGCGACGTCGCCGAGTATAATCGCGTGCTTGAAGAGACCCTGTCGAAGATGGGGCAAACCTTCAACGCCTGACGTCACTCGCCCGGTGATACCGGGCGGTGACTGTATGACGGCTTCGGGAACGGTAGCGGCGGGTAGCGGCAACCCCGTGCGAAGCGAGGTTTCAGGAATCGAAGATACCGGAACTGGCGCAAAATGTGTTTTGTCGCCCGGTCGCGGTTGGATAGCAGATGCGCCGCGCGGGGGCCTTCGGCTCGCCGACCCCGCGCGGTCATGAGCGTGTTGTGGAACCAGTCCCCGTCCAGTTCCCAGAAGATGCCGCGATGTTCCCCGTGATAGGTGAAGCCGGCGGCCTGATAGACCGTCCCGAACAGGCCGCAGCGTTCGTCCGCGAAGCTCTGTATCCACTTCACGGCTGGTCGGATGCGTCGGATCAACCGGATCGACGCCGCCAGCGCGCGGCTTTCGCTGTTGCGGGGGGCGATGTCGTCCAGCCACATGCGGTTCAGTTCGAGATACTCGTCCATGGCAGTTCCCGGTACGATGGACCCTGCCGACGCGGGGTTCATGGCGTAGCCATATTGCAGGACGCCCAGCATCCGGCCGTCGATCCAGATGCCAAGGTGCAGCGTCGTGCCGTTGTAGACGCGGCGGCTGTAATGGTTGGCGATGATGATCCGGTTCGCCTCCCGGCGATCCAGTAACGCGACATAGAAAGCCGGGTCGCCGAAACCGATGGTCGGCCGGTCCGGCTGGTTCGCATCGAAAAGATAGCCGGCATGTTCGCCAGCCGAACCGCCACCGAAGGTCGGGGCGGGAATAGGATTCGACTCCATCAACAAGATTGCTCACAGGAGCCCCGCCCGTCGCGCGGGTGCGGGGCGATGCGGCTGGCCGGCCGCTAGTGACGGGGAAGTTCCAACTACCCGCCGGTTGCCGTGTTGACGCACGGCACCCCCGCTCGGCCGTGAGGCCGGCGGACGTGTCTCTTGATAACGTGACTGACGCTGGTTTCTGCCGTGCCGGGGCGCGGTCCAGCGGCGACGACGGGAATTCACCGTTCATAGCGCGAAGGTCTCGATGCCCTTCACATGCGTACCGGCGGTTGCACCCATTGCACCGGACTGGCGCAAGCCGACGCCGCCTGCGGTAAAAGTGTTGTCGATGACCGGATCGTTCGTGATCTGGCCGTCGACGGTCTTTCGAAGGATCGAGTAGCCATCGACGGTAACGGTCAACGTGCCGTCCGCCGCGTGCCGTACTTCCAATGTCGCCAAGGTGCCGGCGACAAGCCCATCGGGTGGCTGAACGTCGGTTGCAATTCTGAACGGCGATCCGTTGACCATTTTGAACGAGCCCCATTTGGACCCGCCGGACTCCTTGCCCGCAAAATAGTAGTTCGAGGCGTCCTTTACGCGCCAAACGACGAACTGACCGCCGGGGGTCGTTTTGAAATTGAAGGGGACCCGAACGCCGTAGGCACCACCGGGCGGTATCCAGTCGCAAATGGGCAGCGACGTGCTGCTACCTGTCGAATATGCGCCTCGTTCGTTGATGATGTGCGTGCCGCCGCTGAAGGCGTGACCGCTCGGCGTCGTGTGGGCGGTGAGCGCCGTTCCATTCGGGACATCGAACGACGTGCTAAGCCAAACCGGCGCTCCTCCGCTGTCATCGTTGGAGACGATGACGTTGGCGCTACCCTTCGCACCGACCAGATACCCTGCCGCCGCCCTCAACGCTAAGGCGAACGACTCTGCACCCTCTGCGATGGTGTCCGCCGCGATCGGGACGGTAACCGTCGTGCTGTCGCTGCCGGCCGCGAATGCCGCGACAAGGTTCGTGGGGACGGCACCGTTCGAGAAATCGTCCGCCGTGAACGATCCGAGCACGACGTCGACGGGAATAGATACCGCGTCACCATAGTCCGACCGGTAGACCGGCAATTTCACGAGTGTCGTCGCGCCGGCCGCCCCGGTTCCCTCTGCTACCGTCACGTCCGAAACGAAGGTAACCATCGGCGGCAGTGCAATGCCGGTCAGCGCCATGCCGATATTGCGGCCAAGTACGCGCGAACCGGCTGCATTGTAATGCACGTCCATGCCGTCGTTCAGCAGATAGCCGCTGGGGCCTCGAACGAAAACGGCGTTAGTCAGTGCCGCGACGGCCGATTTGCGGGCATCTTCGATGTCCTGAAGGGTCGCGAGCGTCTTCAAACGCTCCGGTACAAAACCGGACAGCACGATCCGCGCATCGTCCGCTCCGGGAATTTGCCCGCGCAAGTCGAACATCTGCGCAATTTTCGCCGCACGATAGTCTGCGGCGCTGACGTCGCGGTTATCGGCCTCGCCCTGGGCGTCGATGATCGAATGGATGACGACCCGGTAGCCGGCCGCGACCAGAGCGTTGATAGCCGCCTTGGTCTGCGAGATCGCGTTTAGCTGGAGAACGCGGCCGACGCTCCAGTGCGGTGCGTCCGACCACCCGTATGCGGACGCGCTGAGCAGCGAGGTTGCCCCGACGTTTGCCGGCACGATACATACAACATCGTCGGCCGGTAGTGTCGCTGCGACAGCCTTGGCCGCGTAATTGATCGGGCTGACATATCCTTCACTGATCTTGTTTTCGGGGAAGTATAGCGGGAAGACACTGGCGCGAAGCGTCTGATAGGTCGACGTGCGCGTTCGGATGTCGCAAAACTGGATAATGTTCGCCTGTTCGGTGTCGATCGCGGGATCGTAGCGTTCGCGACCGGGGCCATTGCTCTGACCGATCGACAGGATGATGTGCGCGGTTCGCACGACGGGCCGGGGTAGTGAAAGGATCGAATCCAATCCTGTTACCAGATCGGACGCTTGGCTGATCGCTGCACGGACCTCCGCATCCGTCTTGCCGCGCGACAGCAACGCCCGCGCTATCGCAGGCGCTGTCATCGCGCCCGGCGTCCGCGCGGTAAGGCTGAACGCCGCCATCAGTAAAACGCCACGATACCGGTTGCGGTGGTGCCGGTCGCGAGAATGCGCAGCGGACGGACGGGCAAGGTTTCACCATCCGAGACCGTGAACGACACGTCCTTGCCGTCTTCCCCGCGCAGGACGACCGTTCCGCCGACGTTAAAGCGCAACGCCTTCGGCAATTCCGGCAAATCCGCGCTGTTCGACGGTGTGATGACCGCCCAGCGCCTGGCCGGCGAATCGGGCGTGTCGGAGACGTTGGCGAAACGGTCCATGGTCAGTCCTCGGGATAAAGCCGACCGATAGCCGAGCGGTCGGCCGACAGGCGGCGTACGTCGGCAAGGGCCGCGTCGTCGTGCGCGGCCCGATCGGCGGCGTCGCGCAACGCTCGTCGCGTGCGGTCCTCGGTCAGCAGGACGTCGATCGCGCGCAGCAATTCTTCGGCGGCCTCGTCCGAAGCGGCTCGGCAGAAGGTGAACGCCAGCGGCGGGGTCGTCACCGGCGATGGCGGCAGCGCCGCCCCGGAAATCGTGGCGTCGACCAGTTCGTCGCGCCACGCGATCAGATCAGGCCGGGTGATGGGTAGTACCGCTACGCTTTCACAATGGGCGTTGAGCACGCCCGGATTGCGGGTCAGGCCGACCAGTACCGCATGATGGAGCGCGGCGGTCGGATCGGGGGCGGGCCGGGGCGCGGGTCTGGCAGGCGCGGAACGGCTGAAATGCCGCCAGCACCGGTCGCGCAACGTCCGGGCATATTCGCGCGCGATCCCCGGATGCACGATCGTCGCCGCCAGTTCATCGCAACGATGCCGGACGGCGGCGCGATCGTCGGGACCGGCGGTCGTTGGATAATCGGCGAGGAGCGCGTCGGCCACGAAATCGGCGAGCGGCTGGCGATCGTGCAGGGCGGCCTCGAACGCGCCTACGCCCTGTGCCCGGACCAGATCGTCGGGGTCCATGCCGCCCGGCAGGCGGACGATCGCGATGCTCTTTCCCGGTTGCAGCAACGGCAACGCCCGCTTGGCGGCACGGCGGGCGGCCTCGATGCCGGCCGCGTCGCCATCGAAACACAGGATCGGCACGTCGGCCATCCGCCACAGCAGGGCGAATTGATCGTCGGTCAATGCGGTGCCCAGCGGCGCGACGACCTCGGCAATGCCGGCCTGTGCCAGCGAAATGACGTCCAGATACCCTTCGACGGCGATCAACCGGCCGGCCTTGCGGGCGGCGGCGGGGGCGCGGTCGATGTTGAACAGGGTTCGCCCCTTGGCGAATAACGGCGTCTCGGGCGAATTCAGATATTTCGGCTCGCCCTCGCCGATGATCCGCCCACCGAACGCGATCGTCCGGCCCCGCGCGTCGCGGATCGGGATCATCAACCGGCGGCGAAACCGGTCGTACGGTTCCTTTCCGTCGATCGAAATCAGCAGGCCCGCATCGACCAGCATCGCGTCGCCATGGCCGGCCAGCGCCGCGCGCAACCGGCCGCGCGAAGCCGGGGCGAACCCCAGGCCGAAGTCGCGCGCGGTGTCGGGGGTGATCCCACGCGCCGATAGCGCCGCCCGCGCGCTGCTGCCCGCATCGGCCAGCCGCTCGGCGAACCAGCATTGGGCGTCGGCTACGGCGTCATGCAGGCCTTTCGCCCGCCCGGCATTGCGGACGGTCGACGCGTCCTGCGCCGGCATGTCCATGCCGGCGGCGACGGCCAGTTCGCGGACGGCATCGAGGAAGGGCAGACCTTGACTGTCGGTCAGCCAGCGGATCGCATCGCCGTGCGCGCCGCATCCGAAGCAATGGTAGAACGCCTTTTCGTCGTTCACCCAGAAGCTCGGCGTCTTTTCGGTGTGGAACGGACAGCACGCCCGAAATTCGTTGCCGGCGCGTTGCAGCTTCACGGTCTTGCCGATCAGCGCCGACAGCGTCGTGCGGGTGCGTAGCTGGTCGAGAAACTGGGGTGACAGGGTCATGGGTTGCACCGCGCGGTCAGGCCGCCTATTTCGAGGGCGTGGCGCACGATACACGGTGAAACTGCCTGCCGTAGGACCGGTCGCGAGACCGGGGTCGCTTGTGGGGAGCCGGCAGCCCCCACCGTGCGCCGCTTACCCATTCAGCAAATCCGTTTCGTTGCGCAGCCGCGAATTCAGTTCGCGCGGCCGGGCGTAGCGGAAACTCAGCAGGAACATCTCGTTCCGCTCGGGCAGGACCTTGACCGTCGCCATTCGCCACCGCCCGTCGACGAAGCGAAACACGTTGAACCGGCCCGGCTTCGGATCGGCAAAGACATGGTCGGGCGAACCAAGCGCGGGCACGTTGCGATAGTCGTCGACCGTCAGTTCGGGGTGCCCGGAACTGCGCCCCGTCTGCCCCCGCTGCTTTTGGAAGCTGTCCGACGAGAATGTCACAACCGAATTGGTCGCGCCCATCGCGGCCTTGAGATCGGGGGCGATCACCATCACCGGCATATCGACGCGCGGTTCGTTCAGCGCATCGAGGAAGACCGGCGACTGGACGATGTCGTCAAGGATCGTCTGGGCCACGGCCAGGTCGTCGAACGCCGCTTCCTCCAGCGACCGGCGCAGCTTGTCGGCGACCGGCGCGATCGAAGCCCGGCCCGGATTGAAGGCCCAGCCGGGGCCGATGCCCTCGGGGACGACTTGCGGGTCGGCGCGGCCGGCGGCGCGATAGACCATCTGCCGACCCCCGCGGGGTTCACCGGCCGCGTTCAGCCAGCCAATCGCGCGCAGTTCGTCGTCGGTGGTGACGCGCAGCCCCAGCCGGTCGAGGTCGCGTTGCGACAATTGGCGGACCGTACACCGGCACCCCCAATCATTCGGCGGGTAGTAGATCGACCACGCCGGATGATCGACGGGAAGGATGATCCGCCGGGGAAAGGCTGGATCGAGTCCGCCCCAGCGTCGATGCAGCGGCCGGGTGTGACCGTCGCCGATCGCGACGTACATCAGGAACGGGCGCGATGCCTTCAGCGCCTGAATGCGCTGCCACCGGCCCGCCGCGCGCGACGACCGAAGATTGGTATCGTAGATCGTCCGCAGTCGACGGGTGCCGACATAGATATCGTGATCCGCCCCGGTCAGCGCCGGGTCGGAAACCTTGCCGATCCAGCCGGCCTTTTGCAGGTCGGGTTCGATCGACGCGCGCCATTGTTCGAAGGTGCCGCCGTCGCGCAGCATCGTCGCCAGCGACTTTCGCACGCTGTTCAGCAGGTCCAGCCGCGCGATCTTGGCGACGGTGAAGGCGCGGGCGTGATCCTCCTGCCACATTTCATGCCAGCGGACCGTCGCGCGCACGTCGTCGCGCGCTTCGAACGCGCGGACGGTATCGTCGGCGGGCAGGTTGATGACGCTGGCGATGCGGACGGTCATCGTTGCCTCACGCGACATTCCGCCTCCGCGACCGGACCGGCGGCGTGGCGCTGGCAGGCGGCGACGGCGCGGTCGGTCGCATCACGCGGCGTGCAGCCGGCGATCAGCACCGATGCAAGGGCGATGCAGAAGAACTTCACGGCCGATTCGGCCGGCGCTGGCGGTCGCGGCACGGCGCGCAGCGACCGTACACCAACCGCTGCGAATGATCGTGGCACTGGCGGCACAGGCCGGGCTGACCGGCCGGGACCGGCACGCGGGCGGCGGCGATCCATGCGGCCAGGGCGCGGTCGTGCCATTCGGTGGCGATGTCGACGTCGTCCATCAGGCGCGGACCTCGTACTGGTCGATATCGAAGCCACTGCCGCGCCGTTCCCAGCAGCAGGCACCGCGCCCGTCCGCCGCCCAATTCGTGAAAGGGTTGCCGTTGACCAGCTTGCCGTCGATCCGCTTCCCGATCGCGTCGTCGGGAAGGTGGCCGGGATTGCGTTTCATGCGTCGCTTTCCCCCGTCAGCGCGTCGAGGCGCAGGGCAAAGCCGGCGCGGGCCAGCCGTTCGGCAAAGGCGGTGGTGTCGAAGCCGGCCTGCCGGGCGAGGATCGCGGTCACGGCATCGGGACCGTCGGCCGCGCGCAGATCGTCCAGCAGCGGGTCGATCATCGCCGCCATGTCGAGCGCGAAGCCCTCATCCTCCATGATCGCGGCGACCGCTTCGTCGACCCGGTCGCCATGCGCCGGTTCGGCAAAGGCGGGTGCGCGCAGGGGAACGACATTGTCGGGCTGCCGGGCTTCGTCGTCGCCCTCGGCGTCCGCACCGGGCGCGGCATCGGGTTCGACGACGGGCGGGGTCTTCGGTTCGGGGATGCGCTCGTACCCGTCGCCGTAGCGATCCTTCATACTCTCGTCGGTGCGCCGCCAGCCGAGGCCGTGCAGCACCGCGTCGGTATCCGCCGCCTCCTTCAGGTCGTCCTCTTCCTCGACCAGTCGCGAGACGTTCGGCGCGGCGACGTCCGCGCCGTAATTCAGGTCGGTCCACCAGCGCGCCGGGCCGGTGGTGAAACTGTCGGTCAGCAGGTCGGTGTCGGCCTTGATGATCTCTAGTTTGACGTCGGCATGAACCTCGCCCTGCGACCGCGACGATCCGTTGTCGGTCGTCATCGTCTGCGACAGGATGATCTTGGCGATACAGCCGTCCATGTAGCGGCAGACCGCGCCGAAATCGGCACCCGACTGGGCAAGGTGCAGCAGCTCGACGTTCATCCCCTCCGGGATCGCAAACCCGCTGTCGTTGGCGATGGCCATCATCGCTTCGAGCAGCTTGTCGATCTCACCCCGCGTCGCGCCGCGCGGATAGGTGCCCTTGGCGGTCGGAACGCTGAATTTATCGAGAAAGATATTCCAGAAGCGGACGCCGTTGCGCTTGAACCAGGTCGGGAAATACAGCCATTCGGCCAGCCCCCGGCCATAGGGTTCGTCGTCGTTGGTGCCGCCCGACATCACGACCCAGAATTTGCGGTCCGGCAGGACCTCGCCCAGCAGGTTGCTCCGCGTCAGCAACCGCAGCCGGCCGTCGCGATCCCAGCGGAACCGGCGGGCGTGGCGCACGCGAAGCTGATCCCATTGCTGTTCGAGCCGCCCCTCGTCGCGGCGCGGCGACCACAGCGCCTCGGCGACCGAATAGCCGTAGAATACCGCCCACAACATCCGTTCGGTGCGCTGATCCCAACCGATGCGGCGCAGCTGCGCCTCCATCCGTTCGGCGGCGTGAACCGACCGGGCATCGTCTTCGTTACCCGGCGTGACCGACCAGTCGCGCGACACGACGGCGCGGATGCGCTGTTCCATGCACGACTTGACCTGATCGTCCATCAGGATGCGTTCGTACACGCCCCAATCGACCGACTGCGACAGGCGCGGATCGCGCGGCTGTTCCAGTTCGCCGATATAGGCACGGGTGATGTCGCGCCCGTCGCCGGTGGTGGCGATCGGCGCGGTCAGTTCGGCGGGCAGGCGCGGCGCGCGACCGCCCGCGCCGTTGAACCCCGCCCCCCATGATTTCGGACGCGGCATCAGTGGCTCCATTGGCTGGCCGCGAAATCGTCGCGGCGACGGACCGTGCCGAAGCCGGTCCCGGTTATCGAAAATTCGCCGATTTCATGGCGCAGGGCGGCAAGGACGTGCGCGTCGATCGGCTGGACGTCCTCGTCCGCCGCACCGACGAGGTTCATGATCGCGATGGCATAGTCGCCGTGGCGCTGGCCCTTGGCCCCGTCCGATTTGTCGACCTTGCGATCGGGGATTTTCGGGATGCCGCGCACCAATTTGACCATGCGCAGGTCGTCGGTAACGCCCTGATCGCGCGGGATGGCGATCGTGCGATCCTCGAACCGGGCTTTCACGCGCGGCATCCGGGCAAGGTAGATCGCCTCGGTCGCCATGACCGCCTCGATCCGGCTTGCGCCGAACTTCTCCTGCATGTCCTCGGCAAGCTGCTGACCGTTGCCGCGCCCGTCCATCTTGCCGCACGCCCAGTTCGGCATGTTGGTGCAGACGTACAGCAGGATGCGATATTGCGCCCAGAAGGGCACGTTGCGCATCTCGATCCCCAGCCGGTTATGCAGGATCGTCCGCGCGTCCTCCTGCCCGCAGGCGATCACCGACAGGTCGTTGGTGCGCGCGAAATCCTGTCCGAAAAACGACCGCTGGTGCGGGTCGAAGGTCGCCAGCACCGGCCGGACGTTGGTGTCGAGCCATTCGTCGATCCACTTCTCCCGCCACGCGCGGATCGCCTCGCGGATATTGTGGCCCAGCCGTTGGTCGTCGGCGGCCGGATCGATCAGGCCGCCGGCCGTCTCGAATTCCTTGGGCGGGAACAGGCGCAGGACGGGATAGTCGGGTGTGGCGCAGGCGTCGATCGTCGCGCGTGGCAGGTACACGCCGCTGCCCTTGGCGGGCACGACGTCCAGTTCCTCGTCGGCGGCGTCGCCATAGGTCGCGCGCAGATCGGCTTCGAATTCCGCCTCGCCCTGTTCCGTCCATTCCTTGCCGGTGCGCAGGCAGATGCGTTGATACAGTCCCTCGGCCATCGCCCGTTCGAGGGTGACGCGCTGGACGACGCCCTTGCGCTTGCCCGCACGGATTTCCTCGATCAGTTCGTTGAACGGGTTGTCGGCACCGTCATGCGTGGAAATGACGATGACCCGGCCGCCCCACATCAGCAGCGCCAGCGCCGCCTTCAGCACCTCCATCAGATTGTCGTGGAACGCGGCCTCGTCGATGATGACGTCGCCCTGCATCCCGCGCAGCGACCGGGGGGTCGACGACAGCGCGACGATCGATTTGCCCGACGGGAAGTTCACGCGCAGGGCAAGGATGCCCTCGTCGCTGCCGTCATCGAACAGGAATTCCTGTTCCGCGCTGGCGACTTCGTCGAACGCCTTCGCGAAATCACCGCAATAGGTGATGAATTCGCGCGCCATGTCCAGCTTGTAACCGATGTAATAGGTGTTGCGCGGCCGCAGCCGGGGCGATCCGACCAGCACGGCATTGGCTGCAAAGCCATAGGTCAGACCGGTACGGCGCGACTTCTCGCAGACGAATAGCTGATTGGCCTGCGAAAGTTCGATCGCCTCCGTCTGATAGGTCAGCAGGATCGCCGGGGTGTCGGTCATCGGCTACGCGGATACTTGCGGCGCGGATCGAACCAGTCGACGCCGCCGGTCCAGACGCGCGTCAGCCAGTCGACCGCCTGTTCGAACCCGCTGGTCCCGTCGAAGCTGACGAAATCGAGATGCGGGTCCTGCCGGTCGGCACTGTGCCAGGGCCGGCGGTGGTTCGACACGCGGACGAACCACAGCCGGCCATGGGCGTCGTGCAGCTTGATGTAGCGCGACGGCGATCCGGGCGACCGGCTGCACAGGACGTGCGAGACGCGGAACCCCAGCGCCTTCGCGGCATCGCGCAGGCGGACGGCGAGGCCGGCGATCAGCGCCTCGCGACAGTCGCCGGCACCGGCATGGATGCGGGCCGAACGGCTCACGCGCCGAGCCCCAGAATACGGCGTTTGATGCGTTCGATCGTCTCGTCGCTGGCACCGGCGGCGCGGCCCTCGGCATCGGCGGCCTCGGCGGCGGCGGCGCGGGCGCGCTTGCCCTCTTCCTCGCGGATTTTGGCTTCGCGATCGATGTCCAGTTTCGACGCGCCCATCGTGTCCTTCACCGTCTTGGCGAGGCGCGACAGGTTCAACAGGTCGAGGTCTTCCTCCGCTTCCCCGGCGGCGTGCGGCATGATCTGGCGGGTCACGACGCTGGTCAGCAGCTGGACCATCAGCCGTCCCTGCATGTCGTCGGACCCGCCGAATTCGCTGCCGAATGCGGTCGCCACCGACGTCATGTCCCGCTGGCGCTTGGCGATTTCGGCGAAACTCTTCGAATAGCGGCCGACCGCCGAGCGCGAGACGTCACCGCCCAGCGTGCGAACCGTGTCGACGATCGCGTCGATGGTCGCACCGTTCTTGATCGCATCGTCGACCGCGAAGCGGATCGGATCGGGCAGCGCGTCGATCGAGGAACGCGCCATCACCGCGCCGTCCCGGCCCGGCGGCCGGTCTTGTGTCGACCAAGGCCATCCACGGTCAGCCGACCACCCGCCGCATCGATGCCGTCGGGCAGCATCCGGCCGATGCGATAGGGGCCAAGGTCTTCGGCCTCGATCAGCCCCTGTTCGCCCAACCACGTCAGTTGCTCGGCCACGTCACGCCGGGCGACGCGGTGGCCCAGTTCAAGAAGCTGCAACGCGAGGGTATCGTCGGACTGTTCGCCGCCGATCGCATCGAGCAGGTCGAGAATGGCGCGGCGGACCGTCGGCAGGATGGCGGGCGCGATCACAGGCGCAGCCCCAACCCGCGCTCGATCAGCGTATGGAGATAGGTGTTCTGGGTCGATAGCTGATCGTTGGCCGCCTGTCCCTGCACCTCGACCCCGCGAATGCGCTGGGCGAGGTGCGACAATTCGGATTGCAGGGTATTCCGGCTGGGGACCTGCTTGCATTCCTCCTCGACCAGCGCGGTCCGCTTGTCGAGTTCGGCCATCTTCCGGGAACCGGCTTCCAGCCGGGCCTCATGTTCTTCGAGCTTGTCCGTCAGCCGCCGCTCCGAGCCGGCGATCTTCGTCGCGACATCGACCCGCACCGCCTCCAGTTCGCCCTTGGTCGGGAATTGCGAGCGCAGCCACAGGATGCCTGCCGTCAGGATGATCGGGACTAGGGTCACCGCGATCGGCCAAGCGATCTTGAAAATATCGAGAAATGCCACCGCGTTGCGCCCAGCCTTGAACAAGGGAGGGGCAGCGATGCGCCACGCGCGCGCGAAAACGGCCCTCAGTCGGCGGGGGACGCATCATCCAGAAGGGTCAGCAGGTCCAGTTGCCGGGGATCGCGGACCGATGGCAACGCGACGATCGGGGCGGCGTCGGTGCCCTCAAGGGTGCGGTTCACCAATTCGGTGATGTAATTGCGTGGCGTGCGACAGATGACAGCGGCCTCGGCGACCGTCAATTTATTCGCACGCACCGCCGCCAGCACCCCGGCGCGGCGCGCGGCGATCAGGGCGTTGGTCGCGACCGGCACGTTCAGCCGTTCGCGGCTGAACGCGTGGACGAAGATCGCCGCCTCTTCGTCGCTCAACACCCCTTCGAACTGGCGGCGGGCGGTGAACGGCGACACGCGGATTTCCTGCCCGCCCAGCGCGTCGCAGAACCGCAGCGTCGCCGCCGGCCCGATATGCGCCGCCATTTCCAGCATCAGCGGCGACCAGCGCTTGTCGGGTTTCACGTCGGCCGGGATCGGCAGGTCGTGAAGGCGCGGCAGGTCCTTACGCATCGCGCGCCGCCCGCGCGCCCGACACGCGCCGCCATGCCTTGCCCAGCGCCTTGATCGCGGCGTCCAGTTCGTGCGTCTGCCATGCCGTGTCCGGCGAGGACAGGCGCAGGGGCGAGATCGCCGCGTCGCCAAGGTCACGGTCCAACCGGAACCGCAATTCGCGATACACGGTGAATCGATCGGTCAGTGCATCCGCGCTTTTCGTCCAGATGACGCCTTCGCGCTTTGCCCAGGACTTGAGGGCTTCGATCACCGCCGCCGCGCTGCGGTGATCGAGGAAGCGAAGCGCCGACACGCCGGTCTGTCGCCGGACGAACGTATCGATCGCCCTGTCGGACGGGTCGTTGAGCGCGGCCAGCCAGTAGAGGCTCCACCACAATGCCCGGATTTTGCCGATATGCGCGCGGTGGCTGGCCGGACCCTTCCATTCCTGATTGAGGTGATCGAGCAGCTTGCCCAGATCGCCGATCGACATCGTCGCCATCGACGCGTGCTGGACGACACCGCGTTCGACCAGGCCGACCTGCATCTCGCGGCGGGCATCGTCGTCCAGCCCGACGCGCTGGCACGCGGCGCGGATCGCCCGCATCAACCGCGTCCGGCTTTCGTGCGTCTGCCCGGCGCGGCGGGCGCGCTGAATTGCTACGACCTTAGCCACGTTCACCTCCGAACGGCCGGGGTCCGATCGGATAGGCCATGGCGCAGCGGGCGCACTGGGCGGTGCGCCGGCCGACATGCCACGCCGTTGACCCACAGCCAGCGCAAGTATCGCCGGGCCGGTACAATTTGATCGGCGCTACGGGCAGGACGATCATGGCGCGCTCCCCCCGACCGATGCCGACAGCTTCCCGGCGGCGATCCGGGCGACCCGGTCGAGATTTACCCGGAACGCGGCGTCGTCGCGCCGCCATGCTTTCGCGCGCGCCAGGGCGTGCAGGATCGAATTGTGATCGCGGCGGCCGAGGGCTTCGGCGATCTGTCGCAGCGACAGGTTGGGGTTCAGGTGACGGATCGTCCAGATCGCGGCGAACCGCGCCCGGACCGTATCGCGATCCCGCGCGACCCCCCGGATGCGATCGGCCGAGACATCGAATGTGGCGGCGGTGGTCGCGACGATCGTCGCGATCAAGGGCGGGGCGTCGGTCGCCGCCGGATCGAGGCCGAGGGCGGCTTCGATCCGGGCGACGCGCCGTTCGAGCGCCGCGCTCATCCCGCCACCGTGATGTAAGGGCCAGCTTCCTCGTTCAGCCGGTCGATCAATTCGCCAAGCCGGCCGAGCATCGCGTCGGGCAGATAGGTGGTCAACACCGTGCCGTCGCGGTGACGCAGGGCCAGCGCCAGAATGCGTTCGGTGCCGTCGCCGGTCATACCCACGGCGATGCCGCCGGCCGGCAGGCCGGGCAGATCGCCGACGGACATGCCGACGGCCGCCGAGAACCCGCGCATGGTCGGGATGCGTTCAACCATGGATCAATCCTTCGAATTGGGAGTGGCGGGTGACGACTGCGCGTCATGCAGGTGGCGCAACACGTCATGGAGCGACCACGCGTCGGAAACTTCGATCTCGACGCGGATGGTCGTCTTCCCGGCTCTGCCGCTGGTACTGTAGCTTTTGACGCGCGATCCTGTTCTCTCGCCCGAGATCATCCAGTAATCGCTCATGCGAACTTCCCTCCGGTTGCGCGGATGGCGGCGACGAGGCGGCGCGAGCCGGCCCGGATCAGGCGTTCGCGCTGTTCCTGCGCCTTGAGGCCGAAGCTGTAGCGTTCGGCGATCTTCATCACCGTGGCGAGCGACACCCCAAGGGCGCGGGCGACCGCGCCGGGTTCGACGCCGGCATCGGTCTGTTCGAGGATTGCGGCTTCCTGCGGCAGCAGGCCGTAGGCGTCGTCGGACAGGCGACGCGGGCCGCCATGGATCGGGTTGCCCATCAGTTCGGCCTCGCGGTGACGCCGTCGGCAAGCTGGACGCGTGCCGAAGCCAGTTGCAGTGCGAATTGCTCGGCCTGTTCTTCGGTCAGGACGGCGGCATTCGTCGCGTGGGTGGCCGCGATCATGACCATGATGTGCGGGCCGTGACCCGGCACGTCGTGGACCAGCACGGCGATGCCCAGATCGCCCGCGTCGGCCGCGTGGCGGTCGATGGCGGCGGTCGACGACTGGATCAGCGGGATCAGGATATCCACGTCCTCGGCGATGTACGGCATCAGTTGGCCTCCACCCGCAGGGCGTCGAGGCGTTCGCGCGTCCGGCGCGACAGACCGGGCAGGTCGACGATCGACGCGTCGATCGCGTCGACCAGGTTCAGGACCGAACGCCGGCCCTCGGCCAGGCGGCGCTGGTCGGCGCGTGCGTCGTTGGCGATGGCCGATACGCTGCGGCGCATCCTTTCGAGATCCACGCGGCCCAGCGTGCGGTTCTCGGCAATGGCGACGGACAGGTCCGCCAGAACGTTTTGCAGGTCGGTTGCAACGGTCATGTCAGATATCCTTCTGGTCGGTGTTGTTCGGGCAGGTCGGGCACGTGCGCGCGGCGGCATGGCGCATGTGATTGTTCGGGGGGTCGGTGCGGCGGCGCTGGCGAATGCAGCTTGAAAGGGGGATTTCCCCCCACAGCGGGCAGGCGACCCGGTCCGAACCGAAGCGCGCGCGCACCTGTTGTTCGGCCTCGGGATAGCTGCCGGCATAGGCGCGGTTGATGAGGCGGCTGACATAGCCGCCGGATTTGCCCAGCTGCTCGGCGACGGCGCGCTGGCTGGTCCGGTCGCAGGCGTTGGCGAGCAGCGACACCCATTCGGGCAGGTCGCTTCCCCACGCCCCGGACGCCTTCTCCAGATTGGTCGAAATCTTAACAGACATGGTTAACTTACCCCCCCGTCCGCGAGGGGCGCGGTGCTGCTTCTCCGGTAGGTGCGCGCGGGGGGCGCGGGCGTAGTGCGACCGGTGTTGCGGTCACGGACGATCCGCCCGCCGCCGCGCTGGTTGACCAACGACGGTGCCTTGGGTCCGGTGTTCAGCAGCAGGCGGTAGCGCTGGGTCGCGGCCGACGGGACGGTCTCGACGTAGCCGGCACGCAGCAGCGCATTGAAGTAGCTGCGCAAATACGTCTGTTCGACTTCGGCGACGATCAGCAACGTCGGCATGTCGAAGGTCTTGAGAACCCGCATCGCCGCCCAGATGCGGTCGCGCGTGGTGCGCGGTCGAAACAGGACGCGGTTGTCGTTGGTCGTGATCGGCGCGCAGGGCGCGTCAATGGCGAGGTCGGTCATGGCGTAGCGGTGGGGCCTTTCCGGGGTTTCGGTCAGCAGTCCGGCATCGCGCCACGCGGCGAGCCGCTTGTGGATCGCGCAAAGCGCAAGGCCGGTGCAGCGTTGGAGGTCGGGGGCGGACAGCGGTACGGCGGCGCGGATCAGCGCGGCCCAGACCGGCCGCGCCACCGATCGCGGTGTGGCGCGGCCGGCGCGACGTTTGCGGCGGGCGGCCATCACGCGGCCCGCCGACGGGTCGGCAGGGCATCGGTCGAAAACCTGCGCTTTCCCCAGATGCGGCAGTCGATCGTGTCGACGCCTTCGTCCAGCGCGGCGGTCTGCGCGTTTTCCAGATTGATGACGATGCGGCGGGTGACGCCCTTGGCCGCTTGCAGGATCGCCGCGACCAGATCGTCGGCGACGCGGATTTGCGTGCAGTAGCGATCCCGCAGCAACAACGCGTCCTGCAGGTTCGACGGTTGCGCCGGGGTGGATACCAGCAGGCGGTTATCGAACCGCTCCCACGCCTTCAACTTGGCGGGCAGCGCTTCTTCTCCGACCATCATGATCGGCACCCGCGCCTTGTCGTGCAGGGTGCGGATCACCTCGACCAGATTGCCCCGGACAAGGTGATCCATTTCGTCGATCACCAGCGGCGTCGGCTGATAGACCAGATGGTCGATCACCTGCGTCAGCAGCCGGGGCGCGGTGCGTTCGCGTTTGGAGATGCCCAGTTCGATCGCGAAGGATTCGAGCAGCGACCGGACCGTCGAGATCGGCGTCGCCTCGACATAGGCCGCGTCGAAATGCGCGGCGACATAGGCGGCGGCGACGGACTTGCCGTAGCCGCTGGGGCCGTAGAACAGCGCCATGCGCGGCAAACCCTCGGCCGCGCGTTCGCACGACAACAGCGTCGTCATGGCGAGACGCATGTTCGTTAGCTGCGCGGGCGACGACGCCGGCTGGGTTGACGGGAATGCGTGGTCGGTCATGCACGTTGCTCCTTGGGGGTGTGGGCGGCGGTCGCGGCGGCGCGCGCGAAATTGCCGGTCAGGATTTTGTCCGCCTCGTATTCCGGCGACCGGGCGAACAGCCGCGCGGCGCGCAGCAGATCGGGGTCGACCGGACGGCCGGCGGCGTGATCCGCCAGCACGCGATCGGTATGGTCGCGGCGCTGTTCGAAGGTCTGTGCGGGACCGCGCGGCCGGGCCAGCAGCGTGTCGGCAATGGCCGCGACGACGGGTTCCGGCTGCACCGGCGCGGGTCGCGCGGTGATGCTGTCGATGGTCGGGGTGCTGTGCGCTTCGGTGCGAACCGGCAGCGATACCAGCTTCCCGGCTTCCTGCGCGTCGGCGATCAGGCGGTCGCGCACCGCATCCTCGATCCGGTATTTCGCTTGTTTGGCGCGGATTTCGGCGCGCGAGACCTTTTCCAGTTCCGCCTGCTGGCGGCGTGCCTGCCGGGCGAAATCCTGATCGGACAGGCCGGCGCGCTCGGCGTTGACGGCGGTGTCGATGTACCGGTCCTGATCGTCGAACACGAACAGCGCGCCCAGATCGTCCTCGTCGCGGCGCAGCTGCACCGCGCGGCCGATGAACGGCACCAAGGCGGGCGACCAATAGCGGCCGTGCTTCCACCGGATGCCCTGCTTGCCGACGACCGCCGACCCGACCGAAGCCGACAGTACGAGTTTCAGGACGTCGGCGCTTGGCGCGGCGCGGGGCGGCACCGGCGAATTGGTCCACCGGGCAAAGGGGGTAGCGCCGGTCGTCGAATGGCGGCGCTGGTGATAGACGCCGTCGAGCCAGCCATCGATCACGGACTGCAATTCGACTTCGGTCAGTTCGGGCACGATGACGGCGCGGCCGGTCTGCTTGCGGGCGACGGCGCGCAGCTTGGTTGCCTCGGCGACGTTGTGCCCGACATAGCCGGCCAGCAATTCGGCGCGTTCGCGGGTGAAGGTGCCGAACAGCCGTTCGACGTGCGGCTTGCGTTCGGGCGACCCCGGCGGGCACGGGTCGAGGTCGATCCCGGCCAATGGCAAGGCGGTGCGGATCGTCGCGTTGATGTAGCCCGACCCTTGGTCGGTCTTGATGCGTTCGGGCTTCACGCCCCACGCGGTCATGCAGGCGACCAAGGTCCGGCGGACCGATTGCGCGCTCTCGCTGGGGACGACCAAGTAGAAGGCGCGGCGCGACCACACGTCGATGATGCCAAGGATCGAGCGCCGCCCCTCGACGCACATCACGTCGGCCTGCGTCGTGTCGATTTCCCACAGCTGATGGGCATGGGTCAGCGCGGCGTCCGCCCGGCCGATCGCCAAACGATAACGGGACTTGTAGGCGTCCGGGTCGCGCATCGACGCCAGCACGGCCGGCTTGCTTGCCTCCAGTGCGTTGATGAATCGCTTGATGGTGCGGACGCTGGGCAGGTCGGTGAAGCGTGGCGCGAGCAGACCGTGGATCGCGGTTGCCGACAGTTGCCGGCTGGCGATGTAGGATTCGATCGCATCGGCGACGTCGGGATGCGCGGCGAACCACGTCGCGCCCTTCGGTCGACCGACCGGGCGGATCGGCGCGGGCAGCAAGGCGATGCGGTCGTCCAGATCGCGCCGGGCAACGGCCGGCAGATCGGCGACGGCATAGACCCGACCGCCACCACGCCCCGACCGGGCGACGAACGTCCAGCCTTCGCGATCGGCGCGCTGACGGACGCCGTCACGGGTTGCGGGCAGACCGTCCAGTTCGAGGCTGGCGATCTCCTGCGCGCTAAGGTGGGTGCGATGCAGAAGCATCACTGCGATGCCCCAGTATGATGCAAAGACATCAAACTGTTGCGTTGTGGTGAGGCGAACTGGTAGTTAACTACCGGTTGGGGATTCTTCCGATTGCCATCCCGAAAATAGCGTGAGGGCCATATGACCTTGGGATGTACGCCTAGCGCGTGCGCGATGACGCGCTCCGCCGTCGCGCGGGGGAAGCGAAGCACATGGGTGAAGGCGTTCGGAGACATGCCAGCGTCCCGCGCCAGCGCGGCAAGGCTGGTGCCCGACTTTCGCACGGCTGCTTTGATGTCCTCGGGATGCCAGTCGGTAGCCATGGCTGATGTTTTAGCCTCATTACATGATGTAAAAACATCATGGCGGGGCAAATCCAACAACGCAACCCCCAGAATGATGTTTTTACATCATGACTGATTGGTCGCCGGCCGCCGCCGCCCGGCTCCGCATCCGATCGCGCGAATGGGGAACGCAGGCGGCGTTCGCCACGGCGACCGACATTCCGATTGCGACGTTGCAACGCATTCTTGCCGGCAAGGCCGACCCGACGCCGGAGCGGTTGCAGAAGATTTGCGATGTGCTTGATGTGCCGGTCGATGCGCTGACCGGCGGATCATCGGGCGAGGCGGGCGTGTTCCATGTTCCCGTCGCCGATATCCGTGTCAGCGCCGGGCCGGGCGCACTTGCCGCCGATCACGAGCGGCGGCTTGGCGCGTGGCCGTTCCCGCGCGACTGGATCGAACAGGAGTTCCGCTACCCGGCGAAACTGCGCCTGGTCAAAGTGTCGGGCGACAGTCAGGAGCCCGAACTGCGCGATGGCGATTCGGTGTTGGTCGACCTGTCGCGCAACCAACTCGCGGAAGGGATGCACATCGTCCGCCTCGATGACGTGCTGATGATTAAGCGCGTCCAGCTTGAAGGGGCGCGGGTCCGGCTGAAATCTGCGAACGATCGCTACGACGATATTATCGTCGATCTCCCCACGGCAGCAGATACGTTCGCCGTTGTTGGCAGGGCAGTCTGGGCGGGCAAGTCCCTATAAAACCTTCGAGATACCGACCGTAAAAGGGCAACAGATGTCGACCATTCAACTGAAAACGGCAATGGAAGGTTTGGCGTTGGTTGCCGACTTGGACGGAGATCCAAGGTCGGCAACGTCTCCGTTTGTATGTCCCTATCCCGAGTGCGCTGCCTACGCTCAACATTTCTGGGGTATAGTGTCTACGCTGCTTGTTTATCCATCAGGCGGCGGTATGCGAAACCGAGAGATCGCAAGCGATACAAAGTTGGTTTGCGCAAGCTGTACCGTATGTAAACGCGAAGCTGTTTTCCATAATGGGAAAATGATTTTACCGGCGGTAAGTCAAGCGCCTGCCCCGTCTCCTGATCTACCATCTGAATTGGCGGAAGATTTTGAGGAAGCCCGCTCGATACTTCCTCTATCGCCACGCGGTGCTGCCGCTCTGTTACGGTTGATCGTTCAAAAGCTATTGCCTCTTATTGGGGCACAAGAGGATGATATCAATAAAATGATTGGCGAACTTGTTCGGAAGGGAACAATCAGCAGCGCAATTCAACAGGCGCTGGATAGCGTTCGGGTCATCGGCAATGAAGCGGTTCATCCGGGGGTAATGGACTTGAAGGACGATCAGAACACTGCCGTATCCCTATTCAAACTAGTAAACTTTATTGTCGAAAAGGCTATCACCGAGCCTAAAGAAGTGGCCGCGATCTTTGCCGGTCTGCCGCCTTCGAAACTAGCGGGAATTGCTAACCGGGATAAAGCCAAACAATGACTTTTCTACCACCGCCCGCCTGGTACGGGCGGTGGCGCAACGTCCGGTTAATAGCCGAGCCATTCCAGCTCAGCGTCGTCCAGCCGTTCGAACATGTCGCCGGTTGCTCCACGTCCGCCCAGATAGTGGCGCACCGTTTCAGGGTCGCCGCGCCGGGGAAAGCTGCGATCATTGGCCGCAACGGCGACGAGGTCATCGATCCAGTCCCCCTGCGGCGATCGGCTCGTCAGCCATCCGCCAAAAGCCGGTCGTACCGTTTCCGTCGTTTCCATGATCGCAACCTCCGTTCACTGACTGAAGGCCAGAATAGTATGTTCCGCATTTGTTCTCAATTGCTGATCGTATCCGTTTTGGCGCTGGCCGGCTGTTCGAGTCCGGTACCGGTCACCGGCACCGATCGGGACCGCGTCGAACGGTTCGTCAGAAAGCAGCAGGAGCCGTTGCCGGTCCGATTCGAAGCGATGTGGTATTCGAATGGCGAACCGCCGATGATGATATGCGGCGAGATCGAAGCGCCGGGGCGGCTGCGGCAGGAACGCGAACGCCTGCGCTACATGTTCTTCCTCAATACCCCGAAGCCGGACGGCGCGATCGAGCTACACGAAATGGTCGTGGCGGGCGACCGGCGCGGTGAGCAGATCCTCGCCGAAGGCCGTCGCGTATTCGACAGGACATGGGGGGTTGCGTGCGCGACGACCGCGCCTTGGTCAATCGCGCGCTGGTGGCGGGGTACGGAAACCGCCAGTGATGGCGGGACCGATACGCCTTTGACCAATGGCTACATCGAGGGGCTGCTGGAGAGGTCGCGATGATTTGGGTAGCGCTTGCCTGTCAGCTGGTCGCGATCGATGGCGATACCCTTCGATGCGATCGAGAGCGCATCCGGTTGCTGGCGATCGATGCGCCCGAACTGCCGGGGCATTGCCGACGCGGCCGGCGCTGCGTTCCCGGCGATCCCTACGCCTCGACCCGTTCACTCGCCGAGATGCTTTCCGGTCGGGCGGAAATCGCCCGCGTGGCGCGCGATCGGTACGGGCGAACGCTGGCTAGGGTGCGGGTGAACGGCGTTGACCTGTCGGATTACCAGCTTCGCACCGGGGCTGCACAGCGTTGGCACGCATAACGTGAATTCGCTGCGGTTATCTTATCACAGAATATATCTCGTAGGCGGTTAGTTGCGTTCCATCCGCAGTAGAAGCGTTTAAATATTCGTAGCCTGCGACCTCTTTAGCTGTTGGCCTGACGTTAAACGCTCGGATTATTTCGCCGGTTTTGCAATCGCCGATATCGTATGTTACTTTCACCACTATGACCAAATAGATACTATCTTCAGTATCGGTAGATATTTGAAAGCCACCTTCGGTATATATCTCTCGTCCAAGAGGGATTGACCCAAAATCCATTGGTATTGGCCATTCCCAATTAAATTTTTCAATGTCAAATGGCTGCGGAATGTCCTTCCGGTAATGTTTGCAATCCTCAAGTACCATGACGTTTTCTGCTAGCGTTTGGCCATAATTCTTGAGAACGATTTCAAACGATCCAAGCAGATCAGTTCCTTCGACCCATAGTGGCGTTAATCTGACGGAAATATCTATCCAAGGGCGAATAGACTGTCGGGTTATATCATTCGCCTCCTTGGTTGCCCGGAATGTAATCCATACCAAAACGACACCGAGAATGCTTAGAAATAAGCCAATTACAGCGGTGGCAGCTGTAGTATATCCCCAAAGTGCTGCCTGACGCTGGGATGCAAGGTCGTATTCGTCACGATAATATGCACGCTGCTGGTGTCGAATTTCTTCAACACACTTTATCCGTTTGAACCCCGTTTCTGAGTTACATTCCGCACGGATCTGCTGCTCGGCGTATGCCTTATATCGTAAGGCATTACTGTGAGCTTGTTGCTGATAATATGCCGAATCCGACAGCGCGCCACTCATGATGACGTATGAACAGATGGCGGCGATCGCCACGCCGATCGCTATCAATCCAATTTTTTGCTTACCGCTCATAGCAACCTGTGACGTTGATTCGAGGCCAACGAAGCGTGGCCGGACACAGTATCACCTGCTGAGCAACCCATTCCAAGCCGTTGTGCCTCATAGTAACAGCGACTTGCGCCGCCGAGGTCCGTAGACGCGCGACGGTCGCCATCGTGCCGCCGTTGCCCATGTATGATCAGAATCGCGCTGTGCGGGCCGCCCATGGCGATTCAGACGCCATTCCATAACCGATAGCCGCCGGGGTTGCGCGCCGACCGGTGATCGGCCAGTAAAAGGGAGTTCGCCGATCCTGCCCTATGCCGGCGCAGGACATATCCGGTCCGCCGCTCCGGTAGGACGGTCGGCATGGCAACCCCACCCGACATCGCGATCCTGCGGCCCGGCACCTACACCGACATCAACGGCGTCGTCGTGTCCTTCGGCCGGGCGGAAATGGAGCAGATCGTCGCGTCCTATGACGCGGCCAATCCCGCGCCTTTAGTGATCGGCCACCCCAAGACCGACGATCCCGCCTGGGGTTGGGTCGGCGGGGTGCGGATTGATGGCGACACGCTGGTCGTCGCCCCGGCCGATGTCGAGCCGGCCTTTGCCGAGACGGTCCGCGCCGGCCGCTACCGCAAGATTTCGCCCAGCTTCTACCCGCCCAACAATCCCGCGAACCCGACCCCCGGCAAATGGAGCCTGAAGCATGTCGGGTTCCTCGGTGCCGCCGCGCCCTCGATCAAGGGGCTGGGCACCGTCGCTTTCTCCGACGCGGCCGACGCGTCGATCACGATCATTCCCCCGGAGACTATCATGGACCCCGACGCAGAAGTTGCGTTCGCCGAACGCGAGACCGCCCTGACCACTCGCGAAGCCGAACTGGCCGCCCGCGAAGCCGCTATCGCCGCCGCCGAGACCAGGGCGGTCCACGATGGCAACGTCGCCTTTGCCGAAGCGCTGGTGACCGCCGGCACGCTGGCGGCGGCCGGACAGGATTTGGTCGTCGGCCTGCTGGACACGCTGGCACCGCTGGCGGTGGTCAGCTTCGGCGAGGCCAATGGCGAACTGACGCCCGCCGATGCCTTCAAAAAGCTGTTCGACGGCGTGCAGCCGGTGGTCAGTTTCGGCGAACACGCCCCGGCCGATCGGGACGCCGACGATGCCCCGATCAGCTTCTCGGCCCCGCCGGGCTATTCGGTCGACGACGGACAGGCACGGCTGCACGCCCGCGCCAAGGTCATTCAGGCGACCGACGGCGGCGCATTCTGGCCCGCTTTCCAGAAGGCCCGCGCCGAAGCGGCGGCCTGATCCCCTTCGTACCCGACAGGACATCCCATGCAGAAAATTCCCGTTCTCACCCTGACGGTCACTTCGGCCGTGGCGCTCGTCGCCAACCGTTTCGTTACGCTCGACGGCAACGTCCCGGCCGCCGGTGGCAAGGCGTTCGGCGTGGCCGATCAGCCCGCCAGTGGTCCCGGCAAGCTGGTCCCGGTCGATGTCATCGGCACCACCAAGCTGGAGGCCGGCGCGGCGTTCGCCGCCGATGCGGTCCTGAAGACCGACGCGCTGGGACGCGGCATCGCGCAGGGCGGGGCCGGTGAAGTCCTTGCCCGCGCGATCACCCCGTCGGGCGGCATCGGCGCGGTCGTCGAAGTCCTGCTGCTGCCCAGCCGCGTCTGATCCCCCGTACCCTGAAAGGCACCTACCGAAATGGCAATGTCCACCGACCAAGCACGGGTCGTCGATCCGATCCTGACCGAACACGCGCGCGGCTATTCGAACGGCGATTTCATCGGCGGCCGGCTGTTCCCGACCGTCGACATGCCGACCCGCGCCGCCAAGCGGATCGAGTTCGGCCGCGAATCCTTTCGCCGCTATCGCACGATCCGCGCGCCCGGCGCGGCGATCGGCCAGATCAGCTTCGGCTATGAAGGCAAGCCGGTGTCGCTGGTCCAGCACGCGCTGTCGGCCAAGACCCCGATCGAGCATCAGGACGAGGCCAGCGAAGTCCCGCACATCGATATCCAGCGCGAGAATGTCGATCTGGTCCTGTACGTGATTGCGCAGGAAAAGGAGATCGCGCAGGCGACGCAGGCCCGCAACCCGGCGCTCTACGCCAACACGAACAAGATCGCGCTGGTCGGTGACGACCGGTGGATCGATCCCGACAGCGACCCGCTGGCGATGGTGTCGGACTATAAGGAAGTCGTTCGCCGCCGGACCGGTCGCCGGCCGAACACGCTGGCGCTGGGCGCGGTCGCCGCCGCCGGGCTGAAGCGGCACCCCAAACTGCGCGAGCATTACAAGCATACGACCAGTTCGGCGATCACCACCGAAATGCTGCGCGCCTATTTCGAACTGGACGACATCGCGATCGGCGACGCGATCTATGACGACGACAACGGCAACGCCGTCGACGTCTGGGGCGGCGACGCGATCCTCGCGTTCGTGCCGCCGGTCGGTGCCCGCAACATGCGCCTGCCGGGCTATGGCTACACCTATCAGCTTCGCAACCACCCGGTCGTCGAACAGCCGCATTGGGACCGGTCGGTCCGGTCGTGGCTGAACGACGTGTTCGACGAATATTCGGCGGAACTGGTCGGCCCCGATGCGGGCGTCCTGTTCCAGAACGCGGGTTGATTGGTCGCCGGGCGGCGACCCCGCCCGGCGGCCTTGCATGGAGGTTGCAATGCAGATGTACGAACTCCTGACCCCGCTGCGGCGGGGCGGCGGCGAGCCGATCCCGGTCGGCACGGTCGTTCCGCTGTCGTGGGACGATGGCGAGGCATTGATGCGGCTGGGTGCGGCGATCCCGGCCGAAGCCGCCGAGATCGCGCCGGCATCGACCGACGTCGATCGCGAAGCGCGTCGCCAAGACCTGCTGGGTCAACTTGCCGATGTGTCCGGTGTCGACGCCGGCCTGATGGTCGTGGTCGCCCCCAGTTCGGAAGGCGATTACATCATGAAGGTCGGACCGGGCGGCGTGAGCGCAATCCAGCCGTTCCTCGACGTCGATCCGTTGGCCGACGCGGACGAAGCGACCATCCGCCGTCATCACCTCGACGCGCTGCGTGACCTCGACGACCTGACCTATCTCGTGTTCAGCGACAGCGCGGCCGCCGAACTGGGCGGGCTGGTGTTGCTGTCGCCGGATGAGGAAAGCGGCATCGTCACGTCGGTGACCGCCCGGTCGGTCGCGACGGTCGGGATGGACGTCACGGACCAGTTGCTAGTGGGCACCGGCGAGGGGTTCCAATTGGAAGGCGCGACCGATGGCGACGGCCAAGCCGTGCCGCCGGTCGTGATCGTCCCTGCCGATGACGACGTACTGGCAACCATGACCAAGGGGCAATTGCTCGCCGAGGCGGCGCGCGTGTCGGCGACTTTCGACACCGGCATGACCAAGCCCGAACTGGTCGAAGCCATCCGCGCCAAGCGAATCGTCGAATGACGCCGCTGTCGTGGTGGCTGATTCATGCGCTGGCGGCGCTGTTGTTCCTGTGGGGCGGCGGCGCGGTCGCGTGGTTCGGCGCTGAACGCTTGCAGCCGCGCCGGACCATCGTTGGCGTCTATGTCTGGCGCGCGCTGTTCTGGCCGCGCTTCATCCGTTGGCGTGGGCGGCACGAATGATCGTCCAGTTGAAGCAACCGGCGGAAACGCTGCACGTGTCGGTGCCGATCGCGTCGCCGGTCCGGCTGGTGTCCAGCCGCGTCGTCGCACGCGGACTGGTGCCCGGTGCGGTGGCGCTGGCGATCGTGGCGACGATCGTCGCCGGTCCGGTCGGCGGGATCGACCTCGGCCTGTCGGGAGGCAGCGACGGCGAACGCTACCTCGCCACGGTCGTCGTCGAGGCGGCGGGCGGCGGGATGGTCGAACGCGAGGTCGAGATCGCGGTCGTCGATGGCGCTTGGGCGATGCCGGATGGCGGCGTGCCCTATGTGTCGATCGCCGCGTTCGTCGAATCGATCGGTTTCGACGAGGTGCTGGCACAGACCGACGACGGCACCGGCCGCATCGATCGCGGGTTGCTGGTCCGCGCACTGGTCGCGGCGCAGGCAGAAGTCGACGCCCATCTGGCGGAACGCTACGCCCTGCCGATCGCGTCGCCGGTCCCGCCGCTGGTGCTGACCGCATTGACCGATCGTGCCCGCGCCCGGCTGTATCCACGCGGTGCGCCCGAAGGCATCGCCGATGCCGGCAAGGCGGCGCTCAAGACGCTCGAACGCATCCAGTCGGGCGGATTGCGGCTGGGCGTGCCGGCCGCGTCGATGCCCCCGGCCGCCGAAGTCACCGACGCGCCGGTCGTGTTCGTCGCCGGCCGCCGTGCCTATCCCGATGGGCTGGCCGATTACTGATGACCGACGGGATCGCGATCGACATCACGATCCGCGAGGACGTGACCGCCGCGATCGGGCGGCTGGTCGCGGCCGGCGGCGACCTGTCGCCGGTGATGGGCGATATCGCCGGCCACCTTGCCGACACGACGCGCGAACGGTTCGAGACGTCGACCGACCCGGACGGCGTGCCGTGGAAGCCGTCGCGCCGGGTGCTGGGGCTGGACGGTAGCCGCGAAGGCCATGGCCCGTTCCAGTTGAGCGGCAAGACCCTGGTCCTGTCGGGCGACCTGATGAATTCGATCGTCGAGAATTGGGGCAAGGACTTTGCCGAGGCCGGCCCGGAAAAATCGGGGGGTGCCGGTGTCTATGCCCGCATCCATCAGGAAGGCGGCACGATCACCCCGAAGAACGGCAAGGCGCTGTCGTTCGGCGGGCGGATGCTCGCGTCGGTCACCATCCCGGCGCGGCGCTATCTCGGCTTCAACGACACGAACGCCGACTATGTCGTCGGCGCGATCGGCGACCACCTCGTCGCCAGCTTTGCCGAGGTGCCGGCCGCATGATGCTTGCCCTGACCCCGATCGTCGAGCAGCTGCGCGGTGCCGGCTATCGTAACGTCGCCGGCCTGCTGGAATTCGCGGTGCAGCGCGAGACCCCGCGCGCGCTGCCCGCGCTGTTCGTGGTGCCGATGGCCGACGGCGCGCGGCCGAACGAACTGGCGACCGGCGGGCATTCGCAGAAGCTGACCGCCGGTTGGTCGGTGTTCCTCGTCCTCGACAGTGCGCGCCGCGATCGGGATGCGATTGCCGAGGACCTGCAACGCGAATGCACGACGATCGTCACCGCGCTGGCGGGTTGGACGCATCCGGGGGGAACCGGCCCTGTCGACTATGACGGCGGTCGGCTGGCCTCTGCCGACGCGGGGACAATCGTCTGGCAGCTTCGGTTTACGTCGCCCTATCGTTTTCGAAAGGCAAGCTGACCCATGGCACGTCGCCCCGCCGGCACCAATACAGCCGGCACCACCCAAGCCGAACCGACCCGGTCGCCGCCGACCGACGACGCCGGCCGCCCGGTCGACGGCTTCGGCCTGCCGCTGAACGGCCCCGCGCGCATCGCCGCCCTAGCCGGCAACCCCGACCCGCGCGACGCCGTCGAAGTCGACGTTCCGCCTGCCGACGCCGCCGAGGATGCCGACTGATGTACAAGGTCTTTCACGCCAAGAAGGAGGCGACGTCGGGGACCGACGCCGCGCCAACCGCCGCCGCCAACGCGGTACTGACCCGCAATTTGCAGGGCCGCCCGATCGAGGTCGACCGGATCGAACGCAACCGTGACCGCGTCGTGCGCGGCCGGTCGAAGGACGCGCCCAGCAACGCGCGCCAGACGATCACCTATGATCTGGAAATCGCCGGATCGGGTGCCGCCGGCACCGCGCCCGCGTGGATGGAACATCTGGAAGCGTGCGGGATGGCCGCGCCGGTCGTCACCGCCGGGGCGTCGGCCGAACAGCGCTTTGCTGCGACCAATGCCGCGCTGTCGTCGCTGACCGCCTATCACTGGATCAACGGACAGCGGCGGCGCGGCGTCGGCGGCCGGGGCAGCTTCAATTTCGATTTCACCGCCGGTCGCGATCCGGTCTTCTCGATCGCGCTGACCCTGCTGCTGCATTCGGCCGGCGCGGTCGACGACGTCGCGCCGGGTGCCGGCACCGACCTTTCCCGCTGGATCGATCCGCTGGAGGTCAACGACGCCAACACCGATTTCCTGCTCGGCGGCTATGCGCTGAAACTCCAGTCGATGACCGGCCAGTCGGGATCGCAGGTGTCGGTCCGCAATCTGGTCAACCAACGCTACGTCAAGATCAGCGATCAGGCGATCACCGGCACCATCATGGGCAAATGCCCGACGATCGCCGAAAAGAACTATTTCGCGTCGTTGCTGTCGGGCGCGGAAATCCCGTTCGTCCTGACCCACGGCGTCACGGCCGGCAATATCGTCGAGATGAAGTCCGACCGGTTGCAGGTCACGTCGATCGAGACGCCGGAGGATCAGGACGAACTGATGATTTCGATCGGGTTCGCCCTGAACGTCGGCACGGTGCCCGACGACCTCATCATCACCGCCAAGTAAGGGCCGCGCATATGGGATATCGCATCGTCAAGCGCGCGCAGGCGTGGTGGCCGGTCGAATGGGACGGCGTCACCGACGACGGGACGATCGTCACCAACCGCATCGAACTGCGCTTCTATCTGCTGAAGGTCGACGCCGGCATGGCGTTCATCCGCGACGTCAACGACGCGCAGGATCGCGAAGCGGAGGAAGGTGTCGACCATTCGGCGCTCTACGCCGGGCTGGTCCAACGCATCGCCAGTGACTGGCGCGGGGTCGAGGCGGAAAATGGCGAGCCGCTTCGCTGGGACGGGCGCGGTCTGGAAGCCATCGCCGCCGCCGGTCGCGATGGTGCGACCGTCGCCGATATCGACGCCGGCCGGCCGGGGCCGAACCTGTGCCTGTTGCTGAACGAACCGGGGCTGTTCACCGCGATCATCCACGCGTTTCGCGCCTGCCTCGGCGCGCGCAAGGATATCCGCGCGGGAAACTGATCGCCGTCGCGACCGCGTGGGCAAAAGGTCGCGACGCGGCGGCATCGTCCGACCCGGCCACCGATGCCGCCGCCGATGCCTTGGCCGCCCGCGCTGCCCGTCGCGAGAACCGCGAGCGCGGCGCGGAAATCGGACCGGACGAAACCGACGCCGTCGCGCTGTTCCACGCCCTGTCGTCGCAGTGGCGGGTCCATCCGATGGGCGGGCGCATGGGCTTTGAATATGCGGCGATCGGTCCGACCGCCGCGCTGATGGGGATCGAAATGACGGCGGCGACCTTTGCCGATCTGCGGGTGATGGAGGGCGCGGCGCTGGCCGCGTTCCCGCGTCCGTGAGCGCCGCCCGCGATCTGGTCGTCAAGGTTCGCCTGATGGCCGACGGATCGGGACTGGTCGGGCAGACCCGCCCGGCCGTCGCCGCGATCGACGACGTCAGGAACGCCACGACCGCCGCCGCCGCCGCCGCGCGCGGGATGGCCGGCGCAACCACTACCGCCGCGACCGCGACCAGTGGCGCGGCCAGTGCCGGCCGTCAGGCGGCGGCGGTCGCGGCGACGCTTGCCAACGAGACGCGTCAGGCCGGCGCGGCGTTCGGCACCATGGCAACGATCAGCGGCACCGCGCGCGCCTCGATGTCGAGCTACGGCGCGGCATCGCGCGAGGTGGGCGCGGCATCCGACGCGATGGCGACCGAACTGCGCCAGGCCAAGGCTGTCGTCGACCAGTTGCAGGGCGAAATGGCGACGCTGCGCACCGAAATCGACCGGCTGGCGAACGCGCAGCGCGGTGGCGGCAAGGCGGCGAACGACAATGCGAAGGCGATGGACGCCAACGCGCGGTCCGCCGGGCAGGTGAAGGCCGGCTATTTCTCGCTTGGCCAGAACATGCAGGATGTCGGCGTTCAGATGTCGATGGGCACCGACCTGATGCGAATCATGGCGATGCAGGGCGGACAGCTTGCCACTGCCGTCGACATGATCGGCGTGAAGGGTGCTGGCGGCCGTCTGGCCGCGTTCCTCGCCGGGCCGTACGGCGCGGTCGTCCTGACCGCGACGGCCATTCTCGGGCCGATGATCGTCGAGCTCGTCACCGCCAAGGAGGCGATGCAGAACGTCGAGATACAGGCGAACGCGCTGTCGTCGGCACAATCGGCGCTGGGCGAAATCTTCGACCTGACGACCGGCAAGCTGAAATCGCAGACGTCGGCGCTGGCGTCGCAGAACGAGCAGTTGCGGATCAACGCGAGGCTGACCGCCGTCAACCTGCGGGTCGAGGCGGCGGCCGAGGCCAAAAGTTCGAAGGAGGCGTTCGACAAGGCGGGCCAGCCCGGTGCGTTGCAGATCGGTCTGGGTGTCGCCAACGTCCTGACCGGCGGCAGCGCGCGGCAAAGCGTGTCGATGGCGTCGGGCAGCCGCGCGGTTCGCAACCTCGGCCGCCAGTTGCGCGATGCCGACAAGCTGACCGGTGCCGCCCGGACGAAGCGGTTCGAAGACCTGATCGACATCGCCGAAGATGTCGATTTCAAGGGGTCGGGCCTTTCCAAGGCAGACGTGCTGAAGGCGATCGGGGATCGCGCCTCGGCCCGGTCGAAAACCGACATCGCCGACCGGATCGACCGGTCGCTGGATAGCGGCGTCCTCGACACCGGTCTGCGGCAGGATGGCCGCGCCAAGACCCCGCCCAAACCGAAATCGACCGTTGCCAACGACGAATTCGGTCGCGACGCGGCGGACAGGATCGCCGGCATCGTCGGCCAGTTCGTCGACGCGCCCGACATCATCGAACGGACCAACGCCAAGGTCCGCGAACTGGACGACCTGATCGAGGACCTGCGCCGGCGCAAGCCGCCGGGGTTCGAGGATCTCGCCAAGTCGGCCGAGGCCGCGAAATCCGTCGTCCGCAACGGCCTGATCGCGACGATCGGCGACGCGTTCGACAAGCCGCGCACGCTGGGCGAAAAGGCATCGGCCGCGCTGTCCGACCTCGACACGGTGATCGCCGATTTGCGGACCAAGAAACCGGTCGACTGGGAACGGTCGGTCGCGGAGGCCGAGCGCGCCAAGGGCAAAATTGCCGACGCACTCCAAGAACCGTTCGTCCAGTGGCAGCAGCAGCAGGACGATGCGTCGCAGGTCCAGCAACTGTTGATCGCCGGCAAGGTCGACGAGGCCGAAGCGACCGCCGAAGTCCTGCGGCAGGCGCGACTGGTCGGTGCGTCCGCGTGGGACAATTACGACGCCATTCTTGCCGGGGTTCGTGCCCGCCGGGACGAAGCGGCGGCGCTCGATCGCGTCTATCGCCGGCAGGATATGTATCTGCAAAGCGTCCGCGACGTGCGCGGCGCGATCGAGGATGCGACGCAGGCGTGGGTGCGCGGCGATCTGCGCGAATTCGTCAAGACGCCGAAAAAGCTGTTCGAAGCGTACCAGCAGTTGAAGGGCCGCGAACTGTTCGAGGGGCTGTTCGGTGATGCGTTCGCGCAGCTCGAGCGCGCGTTGACCGAAGGGCCGGTCGAAAAGGCTTCCCGCCGGATGGCCGGCGAGATGGACGGCGCGACCGCCGCCGTCCGCCGTTTCACCAATGCCGCCAATGGCAGCGCGACCGAAATCATGACGGGCCAGCCGGCGGACACCGGCGAAACGGTCATCACCGGCAAGCCGCCGGAGAAGATCACCGCCGACAGCGTCATGCGCGACAGCCTGACCAAGATCGCGACGGAGGTCACCGGCATATTCACATCGAAAGAAACGGCGCAGAAGATCGGTAGCAAGATCGGCGAATATGGCGGCAAGGCGATGGCCGGTGTCGCGACCGGTTCCCAGATCGCGGGTTTCGCGCAGATGCTGGGCATGGGCAAGTCGTTCAGCGGGACCGGCGCACAGATCGGCGGTGCGATCGGCAGTTTCCTGCCCATTCCCGGTGGCAAGATCATCGGGTCGATCGCTGGCGGCCTGATCGGCGGCCTGGTCAAGGGGCCGACCCGTTCGGGCTATGCCGCGATCACCACCGACGCCGCCGGCAACGGCGCGTCGTCGGTCGCGGGCGGGCGCAATTCGGAAGGGCGCAAGAAAGACGCGCTGACCTATGCCGACGCGGTGCTGGACGGGTTGGACAAGATCGCTTCCGGACTGGGCGGTCGGTTGGGGTCGGGTCTCGACCTTGGCACGATCGGTAGCCAGGGCGACAAGTTCGTGTTCGATCCCGACGGCGCGGGCGCGCAGGCCGGGCAGAAGTTCGGCACGATCGAGGAAGCGGTCAGCGCCGCCATGTCGGCCGCGCTTGGCAAGGGCGCGGTCGAAGGGCTGTCCGACGCGGTGCGCAAGGCGCTGGGGTCCAGCACGGACATCGACAAGGCCGTTGCGGAGGCGTTGCAGGTCAAGCAGCTTGAAACGCTGATCGGTGGTGTCGGCGGTCAGTTGAACGCGATGTTCCGCGAATTCGACGGGGTCGCGGCCGAACGCGTGCGGTTGGCCAACACCTACGGCCTCGATTTGCTGGCGGTCGAAAAGAAGAATGCCGAGGAGCGCTCGAAGCTGGTCGAACAGACGCTGACCAGTCGGGTCGGGTCGCTCAAGCAACTGCTGAAGGACATGGAATATGGCGATATGTTCGAGGGGGATGCCTCGACCCGTCGCGCGCAAATCCTCGCCGAAATCACCGATGCCCGGCAGGATGCCGATGCGGGTGTCGACGGGGCGGGCGATCGTCTGGCCGAATTGTACCGGCTGCTGATCGAGACCAGCAAGGAAGCCTATGGCACGGCCGGTGGCGAATTATCGGCCGACCGGAAGTTGGCGGGCGACGGTGCGGCGGCAGTCATCAAGGCCGAGACCGACCGCATCAACGCCGCTTCGGTAGCACAGGCCAAGACGACCAGCGCCGTCGAAAGCGGGAATAAATTGCTGAACGAAATCTCGGACCAGCTTGCGGTGTCGAACGCCCGGTTGGGGCAGATCGCCGGTAGCGGCGGGACCGATATTGCGGATCGTCCGGTCGACTACAGCCTGACCCTGCGCCGATCGGAACTGATCTGATGGCGCTTACCGTCCTTGTCGAAGCCAGGCCGATGCGGGCCGACAGCGGCGTGCCGGTCGTCGTCCACCTCGCCGGGCTGGGGTCGCGTGCCTACACCCATGCCAATGTCCACGATTGGTGGGCCGGTGTCGTGGCCGCGCCGCGCTTTACCTCCCTTCTGGGTTTCGGGCAGCGCGGCTGGACCGGCGGCGCGATCCCGACGACCGGCGCGATTACGTTCTCACCGTCCGATCGCGCCCGGATCGATGCGCTGGCCGGGCTGGTCTGGACCGATGCCGAGATCACGATCTGGACGGGCGACGATGCGCTGGCCGATCCGGTCTGGACCACCGAACTGGCGGGGACCGTTGCCGGGGTGACGGTGCGGGATGGATCGATGACGATCACCGTGGCCGACCTGTCGAACCGGTTGAACGGCCCGATCGCTACCGGCCGGTTCGCCGGCAGCGGCGGGATCGAAGGCGGGGCCGAGGCGCGCGAGCGAATCAAGCGGCGCAGCTTCGGGGCGTGCTGGGGGGTAGAAGCGCGCCTGATCGACAAGGCGGCGAATATCTATGAGGTCGGCGATCCGGCACGACCACTGTCCGCCATCGATGCCGTCAAGGATCGCGGCCGGTCCGGCCCGCTGACCGTCGTCGGCTGGGCCGGCAGCATTGTCGCGACGTTCGAAGCGTTGAAGACGGCGGTTGCACCGCAAGATGGCGCGGCGGTCGCGCCGTCGATCGCCTGTCTCAAATGGTACACACAGCCGTCCGCGCCGCTGACCGTCGACCTGCGCGGCGAGATCGGCACCGACTATGTCGATACCGTTGCCGAGATCGCCGAGCGGATCGCGGCCGAAGCCGGCTTGCCGACGGTCGACGTTTCTGCGGCGACCGCGATCCGGCCGGGGCAGGCCGGGCTGCATGTGGACGGTGACGGCGAGACTTTCGCCCAGGCGCTCGACCGGCTGCTTTTGCGCGCGTCGCTGTTGTGGTTGCTGGAGCCGGCCGGCGCGGTGCGGCTCGCACCGATCGGCTATGCGACGGGTGCGCCGATCGTCGAGGCGATCGAGGCGGCGCGCGAAGCCAGCTACAAGCCGGTCACCCGTCTGGTGCTGGGCTATCGTCGAAATCACCGCGTGCACAACGACGGTGAGATTTCGGCGACGGTGCCGGAGGGTGGTGGTGGCACCTATGCCGACGGAACGCCGATCGAGGAACTGCGGCCGGCGCAACGCGGGGCGGACGTCACCGGCAACAACACCGCCGCCGCGCTGTTCGGGCAGGGCGCGCTGGCGACGAAGGACACGTTGGCGAACGGCGGTCCGCATCTGACCGGCTTCGGCGATCTCTCGCGCTTTTTCGGCATCCGGTTCGGCGGCGAGTCGGGGAATTTCGCCGGCCTTTACGGCGAGGACGGGACGATCACGACCGACGCCGGCTACCGGACCCTGCTAGGGACCGCTGCCGGCATCTTCGGACAAGGGCTGCTGGCGACCCTCAATTCGCTGGCGAACGGTAGCCCGTTTCTGACGGGCTTCGGCGCGCTGTCGCGGTTCACTGGCATCCGCTTCGGCGGCGAATCGAACGGTTTCGCCGGCTTCTTCGACGAGGTCGGCAATATCGCCACGGATAGCGGGTTCAAGACGGCGCTGGGCATCGCTTCCGCGATCTTCGGACAAGGCTGGGGCGCGACCGCCAGCGAGGATGCCGCCAGCAACGTACGCGTTGCTACCGGCGTCAATATGGTCATCGACAGCGGCTTCGCGCGCGGTTTGGACATGTTCGACTTCGTCTCTTACGTGGCGGGCACGACGTTCGGTCTCAATCTTGGGGCAACCGGCGAAGGATTTTGGGGAAAGCGACAAGTCGGCTATATCCGGGCACCGTCCCTGACCGTTGGTCAGGTGATGGACGTCGCCCCACTGGGCCGGTGGGGCCAGCGCGGAAACGTCGATAATATGCGCCGCTACCTACTGCCGGTGGCGGTTGGTGATCGGATCGCGGTCCGCGCGCTGGCCGCGCCGCATCGCTGCGACGCTACCTTGTTCCTGCTGGTGTTCGATCGCGACGGAACGCTGCTGTTCGCCCCGAGCGTTTCGTACGAAGCGGACACCGGCGGCGGGTGGCTGGGTGACGGGTTCCAAAGCCGGGAGATCATCTGGACCTGTGATCGCAGCGACGCGGCGTATGCCTGCATCATGTTGCGCGCCCACGCCACGACGCGCGATTGGCCCGATGCCCACCTGTTCTTCAGCGAACTTTGGCAGGGCAAGCTGGCGACCGGTCAGACGGTTCTGCCGCCCTATTCGCCCGGCCCGGCCGATGCGATGGCGGACCGCACCAAGGACAATACCGCGGCGGGCATTGCCGGTCAGTCGGCATGGGCGACGTGGTCGACGATCGCGCCGACGCTCATGGCTGCGCGGACGTCGAACCTTCAGGACGACGGCAACCTCCAGGCAGCGTTCGTATATCGGCCGGGGTTCGGCGCGATTGCGTCCTACTGGCCGCAGGAAGCTGGTGCGAACATCACTGAAGGGCGCACCGCCGCCGCACTGTTCGGACAGGGCGCACTGGCGACGAAGGATACGCTGGCGAACGGCGGTCCGCATCTGACCGGCTTCGGCGACCTCTCGCGCTTTTTCGGCATCCGGTTCGGCGGCGAGTCGGGCAATGTCGCCGGCTTCGTCGACGAAGTCGGCAATATCGCGACCGATAGCGGGTTCAAGACCGCGCTCGGCGTTGCATCCGGTATCTTCGGGCAAGGCGCGTTGGCGACGACCGACACGATCGGGTCGGACAGCCAGTTGAGCGGCCTGATCGGCCTTCGACTGCTGCCCTATGCCGGCGACGTGCGGTATCTCGCCGCCAGCCGGATGGCATGGGACGTCACCGGCGGCACGGTGCAGGATTTGAAGCCGGGCGAAGCTGGCGCGAACGTGACCGAGGCCCGCGTTGCCGCCGCGATCTTCGGGCAAGGCTGGGGCGCGACCGCGAGCGAGGCCGCCGCCAGCAACGTGCGCGTGGCGACCGGCGTCAATATGGTCATCGACAGCGGCTTCGCGCGCGGTTTGGACATGTTCGATTACGCCGGTGCAGCGCCGGGGCTGTCGCTGGGCCTGAATCTGTTTGACGCCGGGCCAGGCGGCTATTGGGGCAAACGTCAGGTTGCATATCTGCACGCGACCTCGTTGGCGATCGGTCAGGAAATGGATTTCGCGCCGCTCGGCAGGTGGGGGCAGCGCGGGAACCTCGAAAACATGCGCCGGTATTGCACGCCGATTGCACTCGGGGATCGCGTTGGTGTTCGCGCCCTGGCCGCTCCCCACCGCTGCGACGCGGCGCTGTTCTTGCTGGTATTCGATCGAGAGCAGAACCTGATCGTTGCGCACAGCAGTTCATACCCCACGAGCGTCGGCGGTGGTCTGAACGGCGAGAATATGCAGTCGCGCGAGATCATCTGGACGTGCGACTATCCCAATGCGGCCTATTTCTGCCTTATGGTCCGGGGTGAGGGCACGACCCAAGCATGGGATGACCCGTACCTTTTCATCAGCGAGCCGTGGCAGGGCAAGCTGGCGGCCGGACAGACGGTTCTGCCGCCCTACGCACCCGGCCCGGCCGACGCGATGGCGGACCGCACCAAGGACAATACCGCAGCGGGCATTGCCGGGCAGTCGGCATGGGCGACGTGGTCGACGATCGCGCCGACGCTTATGGCCGCGCGGACGTCGAACCTTCAGGACGACGGCAATATTCAAGCCGCTTATGTGTACCGACCGGGGTTCGGTGCGATCGCGTCGTACTGGCCGCAGGAGGCCGGTGCGAACGTCACGGAAGGTCGTACCGCCGCTGCCCTGTTCGGGCAGGGTGCGCTGGCGACGGCGAACACGATCGGAGGCGATAGCCAGCTTAGTGGCGAAGTCGCCCAGCGATTGGCCCCCTATGCCGGCGACGGTCGCTATCTCGCGGCCAGCCGGATGGCATGGGACGTAACGGGCGGGACCGTGCAGCAGCTGAAGCCGGGAGAGGCTGGCGCGAACGTCACGGAGGGACGCACCGCCGCCGGGTTCTACGGTCAGGGCACCTTCGCGACGCAAAGCCATCTGTCGCTGACCAACACCGCCTACTTCGCCGCCGATGGCCGGTTTGCGGCTGCGAGCTATGGCGCGCAGTGGTTCCAGGCGTCGAACGTCGCGTGGGGCTTCGGGACCGGCGGGACGGTGCAGGAATGGAAGCCGGGCGAGCCGGGGGCGAACGTCACCGAGACGCGCACGGCCGGCGGCATCGCGGGTCAAGGTGCGCTGGCGACGGCGAACACGATCGGCGGCGATAGCCAGCTTAGTGGCGAAGTGGCCCAGCGGTTGTCGCCCTATGCCTTTGACGGGCGGTATCTGGCCGCCAGCCGGATGGCGTGGGACGTCACCGGCGGGACCGTGCAGCAGTTGAAGCCGGGCGAGGCTGGCGCAAATGTCACCGAAACGCGCACGGCCGGCGCGATCGCGGGCCAGTCGTACCTCGCCACCAATTATCCGGCGCGGTTGGGGCCATCGCCGCAGCATGGTGACGGATACCTTGCGGCGGGTGCCGTGGCGTTTGCGGCCGGCGAGACGACCGAAAGCCTGCGCCCCGGCGAGGCTGGCGCGAACCGTACCGAAGCCCGGACCGCCGCCGCGATCAGCGGCCAGGGCGCGTTCGCCACCGCGCCGCAGATCGGGTCGTGGAACGTCGCCAGCTACTATAATTTTTCGGCGTTCAAGCTCGACTACTCGATCACCCGTTCGGACGGGGTCAGCGTCGTCACCGAGAACCTTGCGATCACCCAGTACGGCGTCGCGGCGGCAATCGCCGGACAGGGGTCGTTCGCGACCAAATCGCAGGCTGGTGCCGGCGACCTCGCGGCCGGATCGGTGCAGCGCATCGCCTACACCGTGCTGCCGCAGAACATCCAATGCGCGGTAGGTAACTGATGGCCCGCGAAGACATCTTCCTTCCCGATGATCCCGACGATCCCGGCGATGGCGGCGGCGGTGGTTATACCCCGCCGCCAGCGAGCAGCTATGGCACGCTGATCTTCAATCAGGCGATCAACAAGGTGGATGGCGACAGTGCCTTGGACATCACCTGTTATCTGAACCTCTATTCGACGGACGATCTTCGCTATTCGGCGTATCTCTTCATCGACGACGAGCTGATCCAGGTCGGCACCACGAACGCCGGCTATGACGGAAATCCAAGCCGGGCATCGGGGACGATGACTGTCGTTGCGATCCGCGAAGGCGTGTCGGCCGGTGCCCATACCGTGTCGCTGCGGATCAAGAACCGCGCATCCAACTACCCGCTCGACGTGCAGGCCGGCTCCCTCATCAAGGTGTGCGAGCTGCGGCAGGGTGCACGCTGATGCCGCCGATCTTTCCCAACCCGGTCAACCAGGAGAAGAACGTGACCGTCATTACCCCCATCGCCAGCATCACCGAAGCCAACCGCGCCGTCCGCCGTTATCTGGTCGTCGGCGAAGATACCTTGCCAGCCGACACGTTCGACAAGCTGGAGAAGCTGGCCGACTCCCCGTCGCCCGTCGACGTCATCGTCGGCGCTGCCGAATTGCTTTATGCCCGCCCGGTCGAACTGGACGACGCCGGCAAGGTGCTGGTGGCGCAGCTTGCCAGTTTCGCCGCAATCAATGGCTGGCACGGCCTTGCCACCGACAATCGCGGCGGACGCATCGCCCAGGCGATGGCGCGCGAACTGGGCGTCGAACCGCCGGCCGGCACCGACTGGCCCGTCGCCGACACGGACCCTACGCCAAAGCGCGAGATGGTCCGCAGCGACCCGGTCGACGAACCGGCGGCGGAAGGCTGACCATGACGGTCGACTCCGGTTTCGCGGCGGTCCTGCGCAGCGACGCGCTGTACCTTGGCCTTGCCACCGCATCCGCGCCCGCTTGGGCCGGGCGCGGCGTCGAGGTGAAAGCGATAACGCCGTTCGCCACCCGTGCGGCGGCGGAACCGGAGGCGTATCGGCTTGCCGATTTCCTCTATGGCCCGACGGTGCGCGATCAGGTCGTCGTGGCCGGCCAGCGTCGCGATCTGGTCGGCCGCGCCCGCCGCATCCGCATCGCAACCGGCGACCTTGGCTATGGCGAGCCGGTGCCCGTGTTCGTGATCGGCGCGGAGGAACGCGAAACCGATACCGTCCTGACGGTGCTGCGGAGGCTTTGATGGCCGACTATTCGCCTTGGCTGCTGCTGAACCCGTTGCCGCTGGCCTATGTCGGAGCGGCGGGCGCGACCGGCGGTGACCGGACGCTGTCGCCCGAGCCGAAGGAAGTCGCCGTGACCACCGGCGGCGAGACCTACATCATCTATCGCCCCCCGGCCGGTTCGTCGGTCGATACGGTCTTTCTGGGTTTCACCACGCCGCCGCCGGTCAACAGCTTGCAGGTGTGGAGTAACAAGGAAGGACGCGAGGCGATCTTCCTCGGGTTCCTCAATCCGGTCGCGCGTCCGGGCTGGACGCGCGGCCACGCGTTGCTTCACGTCGCCGCGCCGGTGCCGACCGATACGTTGACGTTGGTCAACGCCAGTCCGGGTAGCGTGCCGGCGGGGATTCAACTGGGCGTCTTCGCCGCCGGGCGGGCGTTTCGCAGCCAGCAGGGCTATGAATTCGGCCATGGTCGCGGAGTGATCGACACCGGCAGCGCCACGCGTCGACGCGATGGCGGCTTCGGTATCCAGCGCGGTGCGCGGGCAGCAACATGGAACTGGACGCTTGCCGAATTGTCGGTGGACGAAACCGACCGCTTGCACGATCTGCTCCTCGATATCGGCGAGAGCAAGACCGTGCTGGTATGCGAGGACGTCGCCGCTGCCGCGACCAACGCACGTGTTTTCCATTGGTCGTTGCTGCGATCGATCGAGCCTTACGTGCGCGATGAGGTCGCGCTGTCGCGCTGGGGTTTCCAGCTACAGGATTGGGCATGACCCGCTGCCGGCAAGGGGCAAGCGATGGTCTGACGAGCGCTACCCCTTCGCTTATGACACCGTTCGAATCATCCGTCGCCCACACCCTCGGCATCGAGGGCGGATACAGCGACCACCCGTCCGACCGGGGCGGGCGCACGAATTGGGGCATTACCGAAGCGGTCGCGCGGGAGGACGGCTTTGCGGGGCCGATGAAGGCGCTGCCCAAAGCGCGCGCGCTCGACATCTACCGCCGCCTTTACTGGGACCGGATCGGGCTGGACTGGATCGCGGCGGTCGACCCGTTGGTCGCGGCCGAATGCTTCGACACCGGCGTCAACATGGGCGTCGGCGTGCCGATCCGGTGGCTGCAACGGGTGCTGAACGCCCTGAACCGGCAAGCGCGCGACTATCCCGACCTGACCGTCGACGGGAATGCGGGACCGGCGACCGGTCGGGCGCTGCGGGCATTGCTGCGGCTGCGCGGGTGCCGGGGGCGCGACGTGGTGCTGGCGTATCTGAACGCCTTGCAAGGCGCGCGGTACATCGATCTGGCGGAAGGCCGCCTGGCGAATGAGGATTTCCTGTTCGGTTGGGCGGAACGCCTGATCGTCCCCGACAATGGCAAGCTGGAGGTAGCCGCATGACCCCGAACCTGCGCACCCATGGCCTGCCATCGGCAATCGCAGCCGGCACGCACCAGCCGGACGACGGCCTGCCCGAACCGACCGCTTTCGATCCGGTGGCGGCGGGTGTTCCCGAACTGGTCGCGCCGGTCCGCGACATCCTCGACCCGTTCGACGTCGGCGGCCTGTCGCCGCGCCTGGTCGCCGTCGCCCGCATGATCCGTCCGCTGTGCGTCGGTGCGCTGATGGCTATCCCGACGCTCGGCCCCGCCAGCGTCGGACTGGTCGCGATCGTCGCGCCCGACCGGGCGCTGGCGATGGCAGAGGCGTCGACCCGTTTCCTTGTCGGCATCCCCGGCGATATCGTCGCACTGATCGGCTTTCTGGCCGGCGGTTACGGGCTGGCTAAGACGATCGAAAAGCGTGTGGGAAAGGCGTCGTGATGCGTCGGCTGTTGTCGCTGCAAACCGCTTTCATCGTGCTTGCAGGCTGTCCGTTGGCCGCCGGGTGCGTCGGCGCGTCGTTCGAACCGGCGATCGGCGCGAGCGTATCGCGCCTCGATGCCGAAGGCGCGCTGTCGATCGAACTGGCGTATCAGGCGGCGGCGTTGGCGGTGGTGTCGCGGGTGGCCGACGATGCCGGTACGATCGATCTGACCGAGGTGAAGCGTTGCGGTCAGGTGGCGTTCGACTCGGTTCGGGACGTTCGCGCCGCGCTGCGGTCCGGCGACGCCATCGCCTATCGCAACGCCCAGCGTGCGGCTCGCCGCGCGATCGAGAAGTTGCTGGCGCTATGA